AATCGACAGGGGTGAGCGAGGGTAACGCTCAGGGGGTAGGTGCTGCTCGTTTGACAGGCACCGCATGTTGTTGGCATGTCTCGCGCATGCATCGACTGCGGATCGCAACTTCAACGCCAGTTGCCAGCACGCCGTTGGCCAATTCGCTGCCCGTCTTGCAAGTCGAAAAACACTTCCGCCAGGCTGAGATCAAGGGCGACAACAAAGTGGAGTTCCGCAGCGTGCGTCGGCTGTGGAACATCGCTTTCACAGCTTCCAAGAAGAGGGCCGTTCCCAAAGTTGTGCCCAAAATGCATGGCAGCAAAAGAGGTCGCGCGCAGTCGCGAAAGACACAGGGCAGGGAGAGACAAAATCTACTCGCTTTGCTGCCTGCATTGCGGGAACGCATTTCTGTCATCTCGGCCACGGCAGAAATTCTGCTCCGCGCAGTGCGGCCACACAGCCAGCCGCAGCCGGGTCGTAATCAACTGCACAGCCTGCGGGAAACAGTTTGAGCGGCGCGCGGGCCGAGCCGGCGATGGCAAGTTCTGCTCTCGGGCGTGTTTCCACAACACGCGACACCGTCCTTCGATTCAATGCCTTCAGTGCGGCAAGCCATTTCCAAAGAGGAGCTTGAAGAACGAGTGGCAAGGCAAAAACAAGTTCTGCTCTCGCGAGTGCTCAATGGACCATCGATGGGGAAAGAATCGCCCGCGTGCCGAGCGATCCGGCCAGGCCAGGGAGAGCTGGGCGAAGATAACCCGAACGACCACGCTTCGGCGGAAATGCCGTCACTACAACGTCCCGTTCGACCCGGTGTGCACTAGGGAGGCCGTGTGCGAGCGTGACGGTTGGGTCTGCCAGAACTGCGGCACAAAGTGCCATAAAGGACCGTGGCGGATCAATAAGCGAACCCGCAAGGCCAGCCTACGCAACGCTGAGCACGATCACATCGTGCCACTGTCATGGGGCGTGCCAGGCAAAGGCAACACGTTCGACAATTCACAGTGCCTCTGCCGGAGATGTAACGGCAGGAAGAGCAACAAGGCTGGCGGGCAATTGCGGCTAGTTTTTGTGGAGTGCTGACGATGGGGCGACGCGGACCACGTCCTACACCGACGAAATTCAAGATTCTTCGTGGCAATCCTGGCAAGCAACGGCTGAATAGTGCTGAGCCGGAGCCGCCAGCTGATGGCATCGCCATGCCGCTGCACCTTGGAGAGATCGCGGCAAAGCGATGGCAAGAACTGCTCCCCATGCTCCAGGCGGTCAAGGTGATGACGCGGGCCGACGTTGAGGCGCTCGCCCGGTACTGCGACACGTACGAATGGTGGCTTGCCGTTCGTGCGAAATTGAAGGCAGAAGGTGACACGTACCCGATCCTGAACGATGGCGGCGAAATCAAGTACATCGCACAACGGCCAGAGGTGAGCATCGCTCACAAACTGGCCCAGCAGCTGCGGCAGTTGGAAGCCGACTTCGGCCTGTCGCCTGCGGCACGTTCGTCGCTCAAGGTGGAGCCTGATGCCAAGCAAGAAAGCACGCTCGCCAAGTTCCTTGCCCTCAAGAAGAAGGCATGAGTGGGTCGAGGGCTACACCTACAACGGTGACGCCGCCGACCTCGTGATCAAATTCCTCGAGGCCGTGTGCTGCCACACGAAAGACTCGCCAACGGCGAAGGCCGGCGAGCCGATGCGTCTGCTCGACTGGCACAAGCACGACGTGATCGAGCCGCTCTACGGGTGGAAGACGAACGACGGGCTCAGGCGGTATCGGCTCGCCTACCTTGAGGTGCCGAAGAAAAACGCTAAATCAACGCTTCTTTCGTGTCTTTCCATTTGGCACTTGCTGATGGAGGGCGACGGCGAGTTGGGTTGCATTGCTGCCAAAGACCGAAACCAGGCGGCGATCATCTTTGACGAGACAGCCGCGATGGTGAAGCGTTCGCCAGAGTTGGCCGCGTCGCTTGAAGTGATCGACTCGCGAAAGACGATTGTCTGCCAGCAGACCGGCAGCAGTATGCGGGTGATTTCACGCGACGCCGGTGCGGCTGAAGGGCCGTCCTATTCGTTCGTGTTCTGCGACGAACTGCATGCATGGCCCGACCGACGCCTTTTCGAGGCGCTTCGCTACTCGGGACGCTCAAGGCGAGAGCCGCTCCTCGCGACGATCACGACGGCCGGCGACCGACGAGACACGATTTGCTGGGAGCAGCACGAATACGCCGAGCAGGTGATGGCAGATCCGAAGTACGACCCAAGGTTCTACGGGAAGATTTTCGCGGCCAAGGCCGACGGGACCGATGACTACTTCGACCCGGCTGTATGGAAGCGGTGCAATCCTGGCATGGGGATCACCATGACGGTCGATAGCTTCGCGGCCGATGCTCAAGAGGCGAGGAATAAGCCGTCGAAGCTCAATGGCTGGCTGAGATATTCGCTTGGGGTCTGGGTAGAGAGCACGAACAGGTGGCTTGACCCGGAGAAGTGGGCGGCCTGCTCTGAAATGCCGCGAGAGCCACTCGCCGGCAGGAAGTGCATCATCGGCATGGACTTGTCGAAGTCCACTGACCTTTCGGCATGCGTCGCTCTGTTCCCGTCTGACGATGGAACCTTCGACATCGATGCGATGTTTTGGGCGCCTCGCGACCTGATTATGGAACGCGAGCGGACTGATCGCCAGCCGTTCCAGCACTGGGTGAACTCTGGCTACATCACGGCCACCGACGGCAACGTGATCGACCACGCTGTTATTCGCGAGTACGTGCTGCAATACGCGAAAAAGCACAAGGTGGAGCGCGTCTTGATGGACATGACGGGTGCTGTGCAGCTGGGGGTGGAACTGCAAGGGGAAGGGCTCTCCGTGGAATCATTCGGGCAAGGCTTCCGCTCCATGAGCAGCCCGACGAAGTTGCTTGAGTCGCTTGTGCTTCAGCAGCGGATTCGGCACGGAGGAAATCCTGTGCTGTCGTGGATGGCTGGGTGTGTGTGCACGGAGAGCAATGCGTTCGAGGACATTCGGCCAGTGAAGAAGAAGAGCACTGGACGCATTGACGGCATCGTGGCGTGCATATTCGCGCTCGGCGGGTGGGAAGCAAACAGCGTCACCAACTCGGCATCCACACCCGAAATCTTCTTCATATGATCGCCCACGAAAATCGCATCCTCTGGCTACCCGGCGACGAGCGTTCGTGGGATGAAGACGGCGGCAGCCGCAGCCCGGCGGGTGTGCGGATCAGTGCCGACAACGCCACGATGGTGGCGGCGGTATTCGCGTGCGTGCGGATCCTGAGCGAGACGGTGGCGAGCCTGCCGCTCCATGTGCTCGAGCGGCTGAGCAACGGCGGCAAGCGTCAGGCTAAGGAACTGCCTCTCTATCGCCGGCTGCACTCTCAGCCGAACGCATGGCAGACCTCGTTTGAGTGGCGGGAGCAGCTGGTGCGGCATGTCGCGTTGTGGGGCGACGCCTACAGCGAGATCAAGCCGGGGGCGTCGGGGGCGGCTGACCAAGTGCTGCCGCTGCACCCGAGCCGGATGAAGGTCGAGACAATTGAGAACGACCGGCTGAGGTACAGCTATCGCGAGGCGAAGGGGCGTCAGACGGTCTATTCGCAGGAGCAAATCCTGCACGTCCGCGGCCCGAGCGATGACGGCGTGCATGGCGAGAGCATCGCAGAGTCGTGCCGCGATGCGATTGCGCTGGCACGGGCGTGCGAGATTCACGGGGCGAGATTCTTTGGCGGCGGTGCCCGGCCCGGCTTCATTCTCAGCACCGACAATCCGCTCAACGCGGAGGCTCGCCGGGAACTGGCCGAAGGGTGGAACCGCAAGCATCGCGGCCCGCACAACGCTTTCGAAACGGCGGTGCTCACGGGCGGCCTCAAGCCCTATGGGATCCCGTATGCCAGCAATAGCGATTCGCAGTTCTTGGAATTGCGGCGGTACCAGCTCGAGGAAATCGCCAGGCTGTTCCGCATCCCGATGCACCTGCTTCAGGTAGGCGGCGGCTCCTACGGCTCGATTGAGCATGCTGGCCTCGACTTCGTGCAGCACACGATTTTGCCGTGGCTGCGTCGCTTGGAGTCGGCGTTCACCCGCGACTTGATGCCGGATGACGCGAGCCGTGAGCGGTACCAGATTTCGTTTGACGTTCGCGGGCTGCTCCGCGGTGACGCGGCGAGCCGATCAAGCTACTACCGCTCGATGTGGGACATTGGCGTGCTCAGCACGAACGACATCCTCGCCTTGGAGGACATGAACCCGGTCGAAGGCGGCGACGTGCGGCATCGGCCGTTGAACATGGGCACGCTTGGGGAAAGCCCCACCGCGACCGATGTGATGGCGCAGCAGATGCCGGGCAGTGGCATCGACGGCCAGGCGGTCGAAGGCGGCGTCGATGCGGCCACGCAGCCGGCCGCGGATGCCGCTCCGCAGGTGGCGGAAGTCTCGCTGAACGGTGCACAAATCACGGGGCTGATCGCGATCATTCAGCAGGTGAGCACGGGGCTCGTTACCAAGGCCGGTGCCTCTGCAATGGTCGCGGCAGCCTTCCCGTCTATTCCGCAGCAGCAGATCGACGCGATTCTGGCGGGTGTGCCAGACACGCCCGTGCCGGCCCCGGCCACAGAACCGGCCGCAGGTCCTGCCGCTCCGCTGGCTCGCTCGCTGCCTGAGTCTCGCTCGCTGACGCTCAGCATCGACTTCGACCGCACGTTCGCTGCGGACCCGAAGCTGTGGGGCGAATTCGCGGAAGACGCGGTCGAGGGCGGCAACACGGTCGTGATGATTTCGCGGCGCGAGGACACGCCAGAGAACCAGCAGCTGGTTGCCGACACGCTGGGCGAGTGGAAGTCGTATTTCTCGCAGGTGCTGCTCATCGGCGGTGAGACGCTGAAGGACGACGCCGCCAAGGCAGCCGGCATCGCCGTGGACGTGTGGGTGGACGACTCGCCGCAAACCGTGAAGCCGCCGATGGAGAAGAAGGCGAAGCGGAGCCGCAAGCGAACGTCAAAGCGGGCCGCCCCCGGCACCATTGCGGAAGGCGATTGGGTGACGCTCGCGGACGGTCGCATCGGTCGCGTCGATCATGTGATGACCGAAGGCGTCCTGAACCTTGGCGACCTCGAACTGCCGGCGACGCCAGATGATCCGGCGGCGCTCGTCAGCGTGTGGGATGGCGGTGAGTTCGACGGGCAGGCTGGAGCGAAAGTGACTGATATCACGAAGACGGAAGCCCCCAATGGCTACGTATGACCATGTCGACTTCACGCCACCTTCGGGTGTGCGAGAGGAGGCGGCGCGCGGGCTAGAGTGGCGAAGAGAGTTCAACCGTGGTGGCACGGAGGTAGGCGTTGCTCGAGCCCGTGACCTGAGCAACGGCGTCAGCATCTCGCCCGACACGGCTCGCAGGATGAAGGCGTATTTCGACCGGCACGAGATCGACAAGCAAGGCCAAGGATTCAGCCCATCAGAGCAAGGGTTTCCCAGCGCAGGGCGTATAGCTTGGGCGCTATGGGGCGGTGACGCCGGGCAGGCGTGGGCAAACAAACTGGTACGGCAACTCAACGCGGCAGACGAGGAGAACCGAAGCATGATCGAACGACGCAGCCTGTACGAAGAAGAATCCGGCACCCTGCCGCTGCTCCGCGTGGAGTCGCGGTCTGAGGACGGCGCGGGCGAAAGCCGGTGGATCGTCGGCTACGCGGCAAAGTTCGGCGTGAACTCGCTGGAACTCGACGGCCAATTTATCGAGCGGATCGACCCCAAGGCGTTCGGGATCGTCGCGGAGCGACGCGGCCGCAAGAAGTCATTGGAGACTCGGGCGCTCTGGAACCACGATCCGAACTATCCGCTGGCCAGGTTCCCTGGCACGCTGCGGATGAACGTGGACGAGATCGGGCTGCGGTATGAGTTCCCCGTGCCCGACACAACCTACGGGCGCGATCTTGCCAGCAACATCGAAGCGAATATCGTGCGCGGCAGCAGCTTCAGTTTCCAGATTGCTCCAGGCGGTGAAGCGTGGAGCGTGGAAGACGGACGCAGCATCCGCACCGTCACGAAGATTGACACGCTAATCGACGTTGGGCCGGTGACGTTCCCGGCCTATCCAGATGCTGACGTGAGCGTGGCGAAGCGGTCCTTTGATGCGTGGCGTTCCGCCGAAGCCGAAGTGCGAAAAGCCGAGATCGACCGCGTGCTGCGGGCTCGCGGCAAGGCGGCGTCTCTCCGCGATTTCCTGAGGCAGCATGGCCGCTAGTGGCGAAACGTGCCCGCGATGCCGAGACGGCAAGCTCGCCGTGGCATCGTCGCAGCGGAGCGGAGAGTACCAAGTGCGGTACCTCCGCTGTGCCCGGTGCGGCTGCACCGACAAGCAGATCGTGCCACCGGGCGAAGTTCGGCGGCTGAAGGTCGGCTGAGTTCTTTACTGTCACGACCGCATATCTGCATGGGTGCGGGGGCGTCCTCCTAGTTTCGACGTTGTGGACGGCAGCGGCCGTCTGAACCCGAACAAGGAGCATCGCACGTGGACAAGCTCAAGAAGCTGCTGGACGAACTCGCCGCCGTGGTCGCCGAGATGGAGGCGACCTCGCAAGCCCCCGCTGAGGGCGATGCCCCCGCGATGACCGAGGAGCAGGAGGCGTCCCTCCGCAGCCTGGAGCAGAAGGCCGACAAGCTTCGCTCGCAGATTGAGTTCGTGCAGCGCGTCCAGGCCAAGGAGCTTGAACTCCGCAGCGTTCTGGAGCGTGCCGCTCCCGCGAAGGCCATCGAGAAGACCGAAGCCCCCGAGGTGAAGGAGCCGACTGTGGAGAAGCGTCATTTTGCGATCCCCCGTGCTACTGGCCGGCTCAAGGCGTTCGGTGGTCCGAACGCGGAGGAGCGGGCCTATCGTGCCGGCATGCACCTGAAGGGCTACGTGCTCGGTGACGAGGAAGCCCGTCGGTGGTGCCGCGATCACGGCGTTGAGTCGCGGGCTCAGGCCGGCGGCATCAACTCGCTCGGTGGCGTTCTTGTCTCGGACGAGATGAGCGCTGAGATCGTGCGTCTGGTTGAGGAGTTCGGTGCGTTCCCCGCCAACGCTCGCCGGGTCGCGATGAACAGCGATTCGATGCTGTTCGCTCGTCGGACTGGTGGCCTGTCGGCTCGCCCGATTGGCGAGAACGCTGCTCCCGCGACCAGCGACGTGACGTTCGACAACGTCAACCTGATTGCGAAGCTCTGGGGCATCGATAACCGCATCCCGAACTCGCTGATGGAAGACTCCGTCATCGACCTTGCGGATGCAATGGCGGTTGAGGTGGCTCAGTCGTTCGCGGAAGCCTTCGACAATGCCGGGCTCATCGGCGACGGTTCTTCGACCTACCACGGCACGGTCGGCGTGGCGACGGCGATCATCGACGGCACGCACACCGCGTCGGTCGTAAATGCCGCCACCAACAACGACGTGTTCGCGGATCTGACGCTGACCGACTACACGGCTGTCGTGGCGCGGCTCCCGCTCTACGCCCGCCGGAACGCCAAGTGGTACATCTCCCCGGCTGGCTACGGCTCCTCGATGCTGCGGCTCATGGTCGCTGCGTCGGGCAACAGCGTGGCCGATGTGGCCGGCGGGGCTGGCCTCCAGTTCCTTGGATTTCCAGTCGTCCTCTGCCATCCGCTTGAGAGCCGGCTGTCGGGCACCGCGAACGGCGTGGCCTGCCTCTTCGGTGATCTGTCGCAGGCTGCTACCTTCGGTGAGCGGCGGGCGATCACGATCAAGACCGACACCAGCCGGTTCGTGGAGTTCGACCAGACCCTGACGTTCGCGACCAGCCGTGTTGCCATCGTGGCCCACGACCTGGGCAACAACAGCAAGGCCGGTCCCATCGTCGCCCTGCGGTTCGCCGCCTGACCCTAGCATCCTTCTAAGGAGAATCTGACCCATGCTTCATCTGGCTCGTTCCAAGACGGATGCCATCATCGGCACTGCGGACACCACGACCTCGCAGACTGCTCAGCACACCATCGACACGCTCGGCTTTGCCTATGCGTCCATCGATGTGGTGCTCGAGCCGAACGCGGCCACGACCGACGCCATCTGCCGGGCGCTCAAGGTCGAGGAGTCGGACGCTTCGGCGACCGGCTACTCTGACATCGCGGCCCTCGTGGGCGGCGGCACCGGCGGCTTCACGATCCCCTCCAGCGGATCGCGGACGGCTGGCAGCAACGTCGTGCGGCTGAACATCGACCTCCGGGGCCGCAAGCGGTACCTGCGGGTCAATGCCACGCCGACCGCTGCGAGCGTGGTGGCCAGCGTCGTGCGGCTCGGCCGCGGCGAGATCGGTGCGTCGGACGCTGCTTCGTCTGGCGTGCAGGTGGTCGTCAACTCCTGACGCTTGACAGCAAGAGCATCTTGGACGGCTGGCAGGGGATTGCCTCTGCCAGCCGTT